ACGAATTTTTCCCGATAACGACTGTATATCACCAAAAAAGAGGGGCTACAAGCCTGTTTAACTTGTAACCCCTCAATGCTAGCCCTCTAGGGAGAAAGCTATCAGGACGCGCCCGGCGAACCGAACATGCCCAGCGGGTCCGACCAGCCGAAGCTATAACGCTCGCGGCTCTTGTACCGGACGTTGCCGGTGTCGAAATCGCCGTCCATGCTGTTTTGCAGCGGGGTACGAACGAAGTGCTTCATGCCGTTCGGAACGTCGGTCGTCAAGAACCAAGCGTTCGTGTCGGTCAAGAAGTGGTTCACGGTGTAACCGCCCGGAATCGAACCCATCGCCTTGAGGGCGTTGATGTCGTTGTCAGCGGTCGCAACACGGAGTTCCGTGTCGAGGAGGCGCTTGGCAGTGAACATCAAAGCCGGGGGAACGATGAGCTTGCCGGGCTTCGCCGCGATCAAGAGACCACGCTCGTCGGTCCAACCAGCGATCTGAATGACAGCCGCTTCCAACGAAGTTTCGTTGAGGTCAGAAGCCGTCAAACGGTTGCTGTTGGTACCACCCGAGACAAGCGGATGCGAGGCCGAGAACAACGGCTGTCCGTCACCGCCCGTGTAGGACGAGGAGAAGCCATTGTTAAGGACCGACGCCGCCTTGACTTGCTTCGTGTACGCCATAGCGCGAGCAAGAGCCTTCGTATAACGCTTGCTGAGCGAGTCGTACAGGTTGTCTTCAACCGCCTCTTCCGTGATGGAGAAGCCGAGAGCAATCGTCTCGTGGTTGTAGCGAGCAGTCCAAGCTTCTTGCGCGTTGTCGTACGCAATTGCGGCACCTTCGTTCTTCACGGGGGCGGCGCTGAAGCCGGAAAGCTTGGTCTCTTCTTCGAAGGAACGCTCGGAGGTCTCAGTCTCGTAGATCTCCTTGTGCTCTTCGCCATAGGTCTTGTACTCAAGGCCGAACAGGGCGTTCAAACCCGGAAGGAGTTCCTTGAGTAATTGTGCGCGTGAAATAGCCATGTCTTAGAACTCCTATTACAGGCCGGTCGGGTTGTTGTAAGCGTGACCGCCCTCAAGCGTACCGGAGTTCACATACGGAGCATTGAACTTAACGATAACTTCAGGGTAGTAAACGGTGCCGCTGACATCAAACGCGGTGTCCGGAACAACGTCGATAATACGCAGCGGAAGCGAATTGGTCGTGCTGGCCGAGGTCACGAGGACGCCCTGCTGGGAATCATTCGTGGTCGTGTTCAGCGTGTTCGCAACCAAAGCGACGTTCAGACCAACATCTGAGTACGTGAAGCCCGTCGAGGTCGAAACCACGAGCGAAGCAGTCACACCCGCCACTTGGAACAGGGTGTCCGGATCTTCGACCACGTACGCAACAACGAACGTGCCCGCCTTCACCGAAGTGCCCGAAATCCAAGCCTGCGAGTAGGTCGGTTGACCCGTCACAGAGGACACAAACGTGCAACCCAAGAAAACACCAGCAAACCCACGAGTGGGAGCCGTGCTCTCTTCAGTCGTCACAGCAACGGTGCCGTCGTTGACAAACTTCAGCGGGTCGCCATAGCCAATGCTCGAAGCATTAGAAGCAATACGACGCTGACGAGTGGCACCGGCGAACACCTGACCGCCGATCAGATTGATCGGCTTCAAGCCATACGGCTTGCTAACGGTAGGATAAGCCATTTGTTACTCCAAAAAAGAAAGTTACTTGCCCTTACCGAATGAGACCGTCGTCTTTTTATCGCTAAAAAGAGGCATACGTTCATCATTCAGCCTCATAAAGTTGTTGTCTACCGACTGCAACTGAGACTGAGCTTGCTTCGCGTAATATTCATCACGCTGCTTCATCAGTTCAGCCGGAGCCTTGCAGAGCAACAACCCACCGATCTCGATATTTCCACTAAATTTGGAATTCGGATCGGATTGCATCATCAATTTAGGCTGGTCTTCGGCCCTTACAGGCTCCCAACCTTCCCGGAATTTTGCAGAGGTATTAGAAGGATCTGCTTGTCCCATAATACTCGTGCGTATCCATCGGAACACCCAACCGTCTTGCGGCTCCGGTTCAGGGAGCGTCTGGGGCGGGGTCCATTGTTGTTTGCGCTTGGTGCCTTCTCGGTTTTCGGCTTCTCGCGCCAATCTGTTATCAGCCATTGTTGTTCTCCAGTTTCATGAGTTCACGTGCGTACTGTTCATTGCTCAAACCAAGACGTTTAGCAAGAGCAACTTGAGTTGTCGTCAGACGAATCTGGCGTGGTGCGGTTGTCCGCGTCACTGGGGCAACTACATTGGCTGCTTTTGTACGAGTCGGTTTCTCAACCTCTCTCGTTTGATCGGCCTCTCCTTCGAAATACTCAGGAAAACGCCTACGCATGGTCTGGTCAATCTGCTTGTAGTATTCATCACTACGAGGATCAACCTTCGCCCTGACCAATTTTTCGTGCAGTCCAAGTGCGAGGGCGGTCATCTCCTCGTCTGTTCCAAACCACGTATTACTCTGCCTCCAAGCCTCTGCCTTCGGGTCAACTGGCGGGGCGTTGTACTGTGGCTGGTTTTGAACCTGCTTATTTTCATTATTTACGCCTAATTCAGACTCTTGTAAAGATGGTCTGAATTTTTCTACCTCACGGAGCCGTAATTTGGCATCCGTCAGAACCTCTTGGGCTGCGGTAATAGCCTCCGCATCCCCCGATTCATAAGCCGCACGGAGTTTATCCTTTGCCGAATTAAGTTCTGTGTTAGCGGCTTTAGTAATCTCGTGGGCGAATACCCGCTCCCCAGTACCTAATCGCTGCTTTAACTGGCGATTTTCTTCGTACTGAGCCTGTGCAAAACGAAGGGCTTCTTCCTTCTCACGGGCTGCGGCTTCTTTAGCACGACGCTCGTCGTGGTAAACCCGCTTCATCTGAATCAGCTTGTTTTTTACCTTTTCGCTGTATTCATCAAGCGAGTCATTTTCCAAATCTTCCACCACCTCCTTGGGTAGTGGAGCGCGGTCCCGGTCCTTAGTTGGGGTATCGTCTATAACTTGTATATCTAACGAGTCCCCGGAATCCTGTTCAGAAGACGCTTTCGTCTCCTCAATCTCGTCCGGAAACTTAAATTCCTGCTGTTCAGCCATGATAATTACTCCTTATGCTCGTCGGATTCCACGGGGGTCTTCAACCACCGCTTCCACCGTATCGTCGTTAATGATGCGGAACTCTCGACCGTGGATGACCACACGGGTGCCTGAATACGGACGAGTCAGAACGAAATCGCCCTCTTTGCACCACGGTCCTGTCGGAAACCGATCCTTATCCTGATAGCAGAGGTCTCCCATCTTCACGACGAACAGAACCACGGTGGTCTGCTCCTCGACTCGTTTGGTGTCGTCTGCTTTGATGATTCCCCCATCGAACTCCTCTTCTACGTGCGGAACCGCACACAGAATTCGGTAGCCCTTGGGTTCTGGCAGTAGTTTTGCCTTCGCGGCCTCTTCCTGCGTCTTCTCTACGTCGATGCTACTCATCGTTTTGTTCCATCCTCTTCACTAGGTCTTTAATGTGGTTTTTAGCGAGGTCTAGACCCTGTAATACCCCGCATAACCTCTTGTATTCAGGCTCGCTAAGCTTGCCTTGAATTAGTGTCTCAACAATCAATCGACGCTCTTCTTCAAGCTTAGAGTCGAGATAGTCGAGTGGTGTGCTGTAACTCATTACTTACCTTTGCCCTTCGGCGGTCGTTGGCGGTCCTGTTCCGCCATAGCTCTGTCTCGTGCGATAGACGCACCCAGCTTTGCCCCTTCAAGCTCCATACGCTCTGAGGCTTCGCGGATCTTTTGCTCAGTGAGACGCTTCTCCTTCGCCACATCAACGCCAAGCTTCGCTCCTTCAAGCTCTTGCCGCGAGCGAATCTCCATCTCGCGAAGCTTGATCTCGTCAGCTTTGATGGCAGCGTCAATCGCCATCTTCTGCGCTTGAGTCTGACTGCTCTGCTGCATCTTCTGTGCTTCAAGCTGCATGTCTTGCTGCATCTTCTGAGCCTTGAGTTCCAACTCTTTGGCGCGAAGCTGAAGCTCCATCTGCTGCATCTGCACGAGCGGATCTTGCTGTTGCTGGGCAATCTTCTGCGCTTGAGCCTCGGCCTGATCCTTCTGGAGAAGCTGACCTGCTGCCGCCGCTGCAAGCTGAGCAATCTGTGCGGCAACTTCTGGCTTGATCTCCGGACGGTCTTCGTCGTCCTCGGTATACGGCGGAAGATTGGCACCCAACTGCTTTTCGATCTCTTTGCGGTACTGGAACGCCACATGCTCCATCACGTGAGCAGCACCTGCTGCCATGATGGCTTGCGCTTGCGGGTTTTGCCCCACGACCTGCATGATCTTCGGGTCTTGCATCGCAGCCATGTGCACCTGCAAGTGAGCCTCGTGATCCTGTTCGATGAATGCTTTGACGGGCTTGCCCATCAGCAGATTCATATTCTCCGTCACCGGATCAATCGGCTTCTGATCGTCCGGCATCGGTATTATCTTGGCAGCGTTCTTAATCCCTAACGTCTCAATCATCTGACGATGCAGATACGGCATGTCGTAAATCTGCGGATTGGTCTGAGATAACTGAAGAACGGCTTGGTACTGCACAATCTTCTGCGACATCGTTGCCGCATTTGGATCGCTGACCGGGATCACATCGACGTTATCGTAGTCAGACTTCTTAGCCTTCTTTGAGCCAACCTCTGGCTCATAGCTGTACTCGTCCGGCGTGTTATCACGGATGATGGCCGCAAGCAGTTTGAACTCCTGCTTCATCGCGTAGTACACACGCGCCTGCACAGCCGACATCACTTTGAGGACGCGTTCGAGGACGGCAAGAGTTGTTCCCACCGGAGCCTGTGACGACATATCCGAGATCTTGAGATCCGACACCGCAGCGAAACGACGGCCTTCCTCCACAACCTTGTCCATCAACATGGCAAGAGTCTGGCTCGGCTCTTTGTAGGGCAGCGGGAGAATGTTGTCTCGCACTGCGCCGCTCGGTACGTCTACATCTCGCCACTCGCCGGGAGCAATAGGCGTATCGTCTCCCTTAATTCGCAACCCGCGCGACTTGAGACCACCCGGAAGGTTGCTGAGTGTTCCTGCGTCGATAAGCTGGCGAAGAAGTGATGTAGCTGCTTTAGAGTGTCCGCCGATAAGGTGGATGAGACCAAAGTAGTAGAACCCGAAGCCGGGGATGTAACCATAATGAACAAAGTGCTGTCGCTTGGCTTTGAGGTCATCGTCTTCTCTCCAGTTCCTGCGAATTGCTAGAACTGTTCCTGTCCCCTTCTCAATCGTCACCACGTACGGCAGTGCAATCCCAGTCTCGTGATTGTCCTTGTCCACATCCGGATAACCCGGCAGGTCGAGGTTCACGTGCATCTCAAGCAACTGGAACCGGTCGTCCATCGAAGCCGAGAAGCCTTGGTCCTCTGCCTTCTGCTTCTCCACTTCGTCCATGACACGAACCGGATCACCCAAGTCCACATCACGATAGAACCCGGCGTACTGAAGCTTCTTCAACTCATTCTTCGTCTTACGCATACGGTGCGTAACACGCTCAGCCGTTTCTAAGTTAGCTGCGCCGTACGGCACGATGATGTCTTCGGCTGGGATATAGACCGCAGTCTGACGGTCGAGGCTCGGGTCGAAGTACACCTTCTTAAAGGCGTTACCCGCCAAAGCCAAAGAAAGAAGAAGCCGTTCATGCTCCGGGCGATACTCCGGCATCTTCTCAGTCAGCTTATAGTTCATGTCATCTTGGACACGAATCGCTGAGTCGCGCTTCTCCGGGGTTTCTTTGCCGATGATCTTGGTCTTGACCGGACCCATCGCAGGGAAGGTCTCCATGATCGTCTCGGACTGAAACTTAACCGCCGACTCCATCAGAAGAGGATGAAAGACTCCGCATGCACCCGGCCACGGCTCTGTTCTTTCCTCGTACCGGATACCTAGAATCTTCAAGCCTTTCACATATGTGTCGAGCCAATCTTTGCGGGAAGAGAGGTCGCCTTCGTAGTTCCCGATTAATTCGGAAGCAAGAGTCTGCAACTCGTTCTCTTCCATGTACTCCGCGAGGTTGGCATCAAAGTCCTCGGCTCGCGGCTCACGCTTCATTAGCTCGACAACAACACCGTCCATATCGACGGATACGCTCTCGGGGTCTTCGATCTCAATCTTGATCGGCTCTTCGTCTGCGGCGAGAGCTTCCATCCCCATAGGAGCCTGCATTAAACTTTTATCGACGGCCATTTAAAATCTCCTAGTAATACGATTCGCGCCTGTGGCTCTTGAACCATTTAATCGGTTCAGGCTCGTCAGACGGCAAACGGAGGAAACCACCCTGCCGGAAACGAAGTAGGGCTAGGGTAGTCGAGTCCACCAAGTCGTCATTAGACCCGGACGGGAAATCATTACACTCTTCAATAACTTCGTGCGCCCACCTGCGGTCAGGTGCCCAGACTATACCCGCCGCAAACAAATCTGACACGGCATTTACGCGAGTGATCTTGTCTTGGCCTTTGCTCGGGGTAAATTCCGATATCGGAACACCCATCCTTCTCATTTCCTGATAGAGCGCCGCACCGTTGGATTTCTTTTCCACAATGAACGTGTCCGGGTTCCACTCCCGGTACTCCTCCAGAACTAATGCCTTTAGCTCTGGGAACTCTAATCGTTTCTTAATGCTGTTCAGGAGGATGATGTTGTGGTTGTTGGTCTCTTCATTAAAGAAGACACCCCACGTGGTCAGGGCATTGAAGTCCGACCGGTTGGTTTTCTCCTGAGCGGCGTCGAGCGACATAATAATGTGCTCACAGCGAGGCGGGTCGTCCTTCTCCCATATCTGCCACCACTCCCGCTTGATCAGAGCGCCTTCTTCCGAGGTCGGCTCCTGCATGTACTGGGCTTGCCAGTACCGAACGTCCATCGACGCCTTCTTGGAGAGCAACTCTTCTATCGTCCAGAACTCAGGCCAGAGCGGCTCGTCGTTCAGGATGGCTGGGAACTCAACCACTTCCCACTGATCCGCCTCATCTTCGCGGGTCATGTGGTCAATAATCTTGCCGGTCAAGTCCATCTTCGACCATCGGGTCATCACCACGATGATCGCGCCACCCGGCATCAGTCGCTGGACCGGACCTGACTGGAACCACTCCCAAGCCGGTTCAAAAACGTCCGCACGACCCTGCTTGGCTTCCTGCTCCGAATGAGGGTCATCAATAATAAATAGATCGGCACCGCGACCAGCGAGAGCACCGCCCACACCAATAGCAAAATACTCACCGTTAAAGTTAGTACCCCAACGGCTAGCACTTTTAGAGTCAGCTTGTAGCTCGACGTTAGGGAAAACATCACGGTAACTCTCCGATCCAACTAGGTTTCTAACTCGCCTACCAAAATTGACAGCCAAATCGGCTGTGTGCGAGGCCATAATCACTTTTTTCTGCGGGTATTTACCCAAAAACCACGCCGGAGCGAGGTAAGAAATCATTTCTGACTTGCCGTGACGGGGTGCAATGTTCACGATGACCCGTTTTTTCTTACCGGCAGCGATTTCTTCGAAGATTCTCGCTAATTTCCGGTGGTGCGGACCTACTTTGTAGCCCGGATACACGTGGCTAATAAAGTCTAGGAAGGAATCCTTTCCTAAGCGTTGTGTTATCTGTTGCTGATAACTCTTCAATAGCTCAGCAACACGCCGTTTCTCCTTGTCCGGCATGGTTGGCAACGCTGAGCGTAGCTTTTGTAGGCTTTCAGGCGTTAATTGGAGCATCGGTCTGGCTTATAACTTTCACTTCGATGCCCTCTAGCACGGTAAGAAGTTCTTTTTCGACTTCTTCGATGGGTTTAATGACATGCGTTATTTCGCTACGCCGTTTAAATGCATCAATACCGTCTACTTCACCGAGTGTTTTCAAGGCTGCGACGCGAACGCGAGGGTCTTTAGCCTCTTCGATCTCCATCACAAGCTTGTTGATGATGTAGTTTTTCATCTCTGCCAACTCATCTACTAGTTGGCAGTTCATGTTCTGAACCATACCGGCCAAGTAGGCGACGGTTTCGTTCGGATACTTAGCAAAATCGACCTTCTCTCTCGGGTTGAGCAACATACTTTTGCCCAGTTCCCCGGCTTCTTTAATGTGTTCTTGACTGGCTGACAGCGGTTCGTTGTTGATATCAGCTAGAAGCTTAATAGTTCTTGCCCGCATCTCTAGCTCTTCATGCGCGGTGAGCGGAGGCAGGGCTTCGGCTGCGTTCTTAGGCAGCGGGATGCCGTCCTCAATGTCGGGAAGAATTGTCTCCATTAACTATAGATATAACAGAAAAACCGCATGGTACCAAATTGATGACGGGGGGTGTTTCTATATGAGGGGGGTGGGGTACCAAACTTTGGAAAATGCGTAGTTATTTGTGTGGATTATGGGGTGTGGGGTGCGCGCGGAGTCCCGAATCCATTTCGGTGGGTATACCCCCAGTGGGGTGCGCGAAACTTGACTTTTCCATCGTTTATGATAATATTAAATCACGGTCAAGGTGACCGTCAAAACGGAGAATCGGAAATGGAAAAGATGGACGCACTGGTGGATTTGGTACGAGCACTGTCAAAGAAGTGCGAGGAACTTGAGCAAGCTCAAAACCGTGTTGAGATGTATAAGCGATGGTACGAGCAAGAAAAGGAAGAGAAGAAAGAGCTTCGCGAACGTCTCAACCGTCAAGCCTAATCACCAAGCGGCGAGGGGGGCGAAAGCCCCCCGAGCCAAGGAGAGAATCATGATTCGCCCATTGAATGAAATCGCCCACGATATCCACAGCAACTGGACAGCGTTACGCAACAATCCTAACCATTACGCTGCACCATACCTCCAAGCCATGTATGCGTTGGAGTCAATCAACGACAACTTTTATGCAGATTCGGGTCGAAGCGTAGTGTTGTACTTCCTTGCCAATGCCAACTCATGGCGCGGCGACACCGCTCGACGAATAAAGGCTGAACTCAAAGCCATGCTGAAGCCGCAGCAACTCAAACTTAACCTTCAATAACTAACAGGCGGAGGGGGCGAAAGCCCCCCGAGCCAGAGGGAATTAAATGCACCCTTTCCACGTTGCTACAGATTTACAGAAGTACGGATTCTGGTACACCTATTGGAGTCTGCGGAACAACAACTGCTACACGAGACCACAATCGCTTTGGTTGATTTGGGTAGGACACCAACACAACAAGTATATGGATAAGCGACTCAATAACAGCGTTCGAATTCTTACCAAGTAAACAATTTCTCCGTGGGGCAGGGACTTCCAACCTGCCCTTTTTCTTCGGCCTATTGATGCCAGTTATTAGTTGGCGCGCGCGGGAGGGGGCGCGCGTGGCGCGCGCGACGCGAACCCTAATAAAATCAATGACTTACGATATAGTTCAGACAATTCTACCCCATCATGTATAACGATTCCATGCCACGCCGGGAGGCGCGCACCACCAAAACATCATATGAGGATCAGATACTATGGCTCGCAAAGTTAAGAATGCGGTTTCGGCCGCTGTCGCTGGCGCGAATATCGCCAGCATCAAGGATCTCGGCGTCCAGACGGCTGGACACCGGGCGCGCGGAATCGCCCTCGGGCATGCGGCGCTCAAACTGTGGCCTGCACTCGCGACGGATTTCGCAAAGGGCGATAAGGATAATTGGGCGCGATTCGACGACGGTTCCCGCACAGCGTATGACGACACGCATACCGCACCGGTCGCGGTTCGCGACGAAAAAGGTCGCTATACCCTGATCAACGCCGGGGACGGAGTCGAGGGGCAGCATTTGTCCGCCGCCTATCTCGCCAGCCAGACTCCAGCCGACTGGTCGCGGATCAAGAATGACTCGCCGACACTCTGGACGGTTATGGATCAGGTTCGGGAGCGGATTGGCAACTACGTCCGCGACAACCGCCGCAATCTCCGGGACAACGTCAATAAGGCGATGGGCGGAGTCAGCCGCAAGGCGCGAGTCACCAACCGCACCATGCCATCGATCATTGCCGACACGGTTGCGACACTCCGGGCAAAAATCAAACTGGATCTCGGCAACAAAGCCATCGATCAGGCGGAGCACGATAAGGTGCTGGCATGGTTGATCGACGGCGAGAAACTCTTCAAGAAAGACTGATCCGACCGGGGCGGCAACGCCCCGGCCTTTCGGGGGAGGCGAAAGCCTCCCCCATTTTTTGTGCCTGTTGATACCAGTTATTTGTTTGCGCGCGCGATGCGTGGCGCGCGACGCCGACCCGCGCGAGCCGGGCGAGCGGCTCATGGCGCGGCATGGCATGGAATAATTAAGCCCGTGGGAATTCCCACGCCGCTAAATATCATTTGCGAAAATTACAGAGTACGCTTTCGTAGGTGACCCCCCTGCCGCGCTAAACGCATCATTTGCGAAAATTACAAAGTACGCGCTGTTTTGTTCCGCTCGCTACGCTTGTTCCGCAGCCTGTTCCGGGCGACGCTCGTTTTGCGGAACAACGCAAGTGCTTGATTCTAATCAGGAAAACGCGATTTTTGCGCGATTTGTTCCGCTGTTCCGCAAAAAATAAGTAAAGAACTGCCGAGACGCAGTTTTTTCGCTCGCGAGGGTCGCGCAGCCTGTTCGGCAAGTTAGGTGTGTCTGGCAGTTTATACTCTCAAAACTGCGGAACAGCGGAACAACCCCCCCTTTTTTCTTACTTACTACTACATTTTATTTATATATAAGATAAGAACGACTACGCAAAATCAAGCACTTACGCTCATCCGAGCGACGCTCATTTCACAAGTTACGCCCAAAAGCCCGAGCATAATATAAGCGGAACAAACTCGTTTTTCCGGAACAGCGGAACAGACTGATAAATAAAATAGTTATATATAAGCTTGAATTAGTATAGTTTTCAGGTAAAATGGGGTCTCGTGTCCGCAGTTCTGTTTGTACATCACCTCAACTTATCGGCGTGGGAATTCCCACGCCACGGAGAATCAGACATGGCAAGCAAATTCAAACTCCTCAACATCGACGCCAACGCCAAAACGGTGAAGGGTCAAGCCCGTGGGTACCTGACGGGCATCCTGTACCTCTCTCCGAGCGACGCTAGCGGCACTCAACTCTGCCCCCTATCCCACGTAGCCCGTTGCGCTGCCCCATGCTTGAACCTCGCAGGGCGTGGCGGCATGGCGAAGGGTAACGCTACCTTCACCTCACCCGGCGGCCACGAACTCTCTGATAACACCGTGCAGCGCGCTCGACTGCGTCGTACAGAATTGTTCTTGGAGGACTACGACGCCTTCTTTGCGCTGCTAGTGAAAGAAATACGCATGGCCGAGCGCATGGCACAGGAACAGGGTCTCACCCTTGCCCTCCGGCTCAACGGCACGAGCGACATTCGGTGGGAGGACATACCTCTGACCGTTGACGGGCGTGGCTACTACAACATTTTCCGTGCCTTCCCACACATTCAGTTCTACGACTACACCAAGATTCCGAACCGACGCCGTGCGCTCATCATTCCTAACTATCACCTCACATACAGTTACTCGGGTGTATCAGATTTTGCGCCGGTAGTTATCCAAGCCCTACGTACCTACGGGGAGCGGGTCAACATGGCAGTCGTGTTCCGTGGCGACGTACCCAAGACATTCCTAGGCAGACAGGTCGTCAACGGCGACGAATCAGATTTGCGGTTCCTAGACCCCACAGGCGTCGTGATCGCACTGAAGGCAAAGGGGAAAGCCCAGAAGGACACCTCTGGGTTCGTTGTCGATCACATCAATAGCCCTGCCCTGTCGGCAGCGGCGTAACTAACTAGCGTGGGAATTCCCACGGAGGAGAGTCAGTATGAGTCAGGAAGAGTTTGTTTACGTGGCGATCTATACGCACAAGCATGGCATCGACTACGCCGTGTACCGCACTGCCGAAAAAGCCTACGAGTGGGGCGAGGACATAGCGCGTACGTACTGGGAAGACTTTTACCCCGACGACCCCATGCCAGAAGAGAAGGTGATGCAAGCCTACTTCAACAGCGCAAATGCTTGGATTCATGGTGAGTGGTTCACCGTAGAACGTAAACAAATCGAGGGCTAAACGTGAGCAGCATTAATTCAGTAGGTCGATTGGTCGTGGCCGTGCGTAACGTGTACGGCAACGAGATGGTGTATCCCATAAACGACACGGCGAAGTTGTTCGCCAAGATCGCAGGGACGAAGACACTCAAGCCCGAGACTATCTACACAGCGCAGTTGCTTGGGTTCGATGTCGAGCAAGTGATCGAAGAGACAGCGACGCTCAACTTCACAAGGGGGAAACTCAATGGCTGATGACGACAATGAAACGCGGGTGAAGATCGACTACATCAGATATCTAAATCACATACGACATCTGAACAACCACTACGCCGGTATAAGCAACATGCACGGCAGGAGCATCATCAAGCAAGGCATGGCAGAGGGCAAAAAGTTTCAAGGTAGGCGTGTCGGTCACTTGCTTGATTCAAACCTACGCCCCGAGCGACAGATCGAAGAGCAGAAGTTGCTAGAACAATTCATGCGTGAACACAACATAGGAACAGAGGAGTAGCGCGATGCAAGTATCAGGAGTTGAAGGGTACATATTGAAAGAAGTGTCGCGGGTCGTGAAGTACAAGAAGTACCGCATCGATCTGACGTATGACTCGCTAACGTTGCTTGGAAGAATGCGACAGGAGAGGACGATAAAGTTTTTGACCAAGGCAGAGATATCAACGTCACCACTCATGTTTATTAAGTTTGAAGGGCAACATGCCTTGGAGTTGGCGAAGTCATACATCAATGCATACCAAAAAAGTAAAGGCTAACCATGCAAACTGGCCGGTTCAATAATTGTTTTAAATAAAAGGTTGATTCATTCGTCAAGAAAAGTTATGATTCTTACCAGATCACAGGAGAATCTGTATGACCATCGAACTTGAAACGCCCAAGCACATTACGTCGCTGCGTACCTCTGCGATTCTCGTGGGGGTGGAGATGACAGCGTCGAACTTCACCAAGTCTGACCGTGGCATTGCGTCGCGCATCAGTCAGGAGGCAAACGCCAAGGCCAACGTCACCAAGGTAGCGCATGAGTTGCTTGCCAATGACCCGGACTTGCGACTGCTACTCAACCACAGGCAGACCGTCTATAACTTCCTCGACTCATGGACGCTGCCGTGGATGGGCAAACTGCGACTGCTGCCATCGTCGAGCATTGAGAAGTTCCTAGCCAAGTACAACGAACTGGAGCAACAGTTCTACACATTGCTCGACACGTTCCTCGACAAGTACGAAGACAAGATCGCAGCACAGGCATTCGTGCGCGGTGACTTCTTCAATCGTAATGATTACCCAACACTGGAGCAGGTGCGCGGTGCGTTCACGATCAAGTTGTACCACCAACCCGTGCCAGAGAATGACTTCCGAGTGCAGGTCGCCAACGACCAAGCCGCTGACTTGCAGCGCAACTTCCAGAAGCAGGTCAACGACAAGGTGCAGGAGGCACACGCTGCACTGGTGGAGAAGTTCGTCGATGTCATGCAGTCGCTGTCGCACTGCTGCGATGTCGAGGAGGTCACGGGCAAGGACGGCGAGATCAAGATTCGTCGCCGCAAAATCTACGACTCGACTGTCGAGAAGGCGATGGACTTGTGCGAAACACTAGAAGCGTTCAACCCAATGGGTGACGAGCGGCTCGACAAGGCTCGTGAAGAACTATTCGATACGTTGCGTACAGTCGATGCCACTACGTTGCGTGAGTCAGATTCTGCGCGATCCCGTGTCAAGGCAGATGTCGATTCCATATTGTCGAAATTCTGTTAATTGGACTTTTTGTACTCATCAGAGAATCAGGAGTAATAGTTATGACTACTACAAACGTTGACGTTCATTCCCTCCCCGTGTCCCTGTCCGAGGCGTTGCAGATGATCCTGCTGTACGGCAGTGAGATCACCCTGCTGATGGATGGTGAGACGGGTATCGGCAAGTCGTCCTTGCTACCGGCGATTGCCAAGAAGCACGGCGATCAGTGGCGTAAGCCCGGTCAGTACTTTGCGACTGACAAGTACAACTATCTCTACATCGACTGCACCACTGAAGAGATCGGTGATCGCAAGATGAAGATTCCCGTGCATGCCACGAAGAAGTTGGAGGACTACCTCGCCGCCGAGTGGCGGCTCGACGAGGGCAAGCCGCTTGTCCTCATGCTTGACGAGTTCAAGAAGTGTCCCAAGGCATTGCAGGTGCTGTGGTCACGGCTCATGCAGGAGCGCACCATCGGCAACGTGCCGCTGCCCGAGGGGTCAATCGTGTTTGGTACGTCCAACCTTGCGTCAGACGGACTGGGCGACATCATCAAGGCACACGAGGCTAACCGTGTGATGCGTGTCCATGTACGCAAGTCGAACTCAAAAGAGATGTACAAGTACGCTGCCGAGCAGGGCGTCGAGCAAGTGTTGCTTGCGTGGATCGCCTCGACCAAGCAAGCGTTCGCGTCGTACCTCGACGGCAACCAAGACAGCAACCCTTACATCTTCCATCCTAATCGTTCTGGTCAATGCGTTACGCCGCGCTCCACCATGCGTTGCAATTACGTGCTACAGAAGCGACACCTTGTGCCGGAGCACATCACGCACACGGCACTGGCCGGACTGATTGGTCGTGCAGGTGCGGACAGCCTCATGGCCTGTGTCAACCTCGACGACAAGGTGATGAAGACCGAGCAGGTGATCAAGGCTCCGACTGCTGTACCTGTTCCAGATGATGCGCTTGCTTTGATCCTGATGATGATTCACGGCGCGGCCGACGTTGAGACACAGGACGAGGTCGATGCGTTCATGCAGTTCGTGGATCGTGTGCCGTCGAGCGAGGTGCAGTCGATCTTCTTCCACATGCTTGTGACTTCCAACAATCCACAGAAGGTCATCTTGGTTCGCAACAACAAGCGATTGACCCAGTGGCGTACTGACAACTACGAGTTGATCTAATAGGAGTATTCACATGGATACAGCAATGAAGATCAAGAAGGCCAAGAGCCGCTTGATGCGACACGTTGAGACCCGGCACATGGCGGGTATCTTTGTGAGCGGCAAGGTCGAGATATGCGACAACCTTCCTACCGCATGCACTGATGGGTGGAACGAGAAGTATGGTCGCAAGTTCACTGACGGGCTGACCATTGCAGAGGCCACGGGTGTGGTACTGCACGAGGGAC